CCTTTGCTCTGATGAGTACGGAACGCATACAGGGGTAGGAGGGGAAAAATGGCGCAAAACAACGGAAAAGGCTGGCCTTCTGAGAAGGTAGTGCTGCGCAAGCTGGACACCGTGCGCCCCAATGACGTGAACCCGCGCACCCATACGCTCGCGCAAATTGAACAGGTCGCTGCATCTATTCGGCAATGGGGCTGGACGTTCCCTATCCTGATCGATGACACGGGCATGATCATAGCGGGTCACTGCCGCTTGGAAGCGGCGAAGCTACTCGATCTGGCCCACGTGCCTGCCATGATAGCCAAGGGATGGACGGCAGAGCAGAAGCGGGCATACGTCATTGCCGACAACAAGCTGGCGCTCAACGCCGGATGGGACATAAAGCTCTTGGCTGGCGAGATTGACGATCTCACGCTGGCCGATTTCGACATAAACCTGTTGGGGTTCAGCCCCGACGACTTGGCCCGGATGCAGACCGACCTCGATCGGCTGATGCTCGGCGAAATAAGCGAAGGTGCGAGCGGCAAGGGCGGCGACCCCAAGCAGGCGCACCCGCTGCCCGATGGAGCAGTTGAATTCTCCCTCGTGATGGCGACCGACGCGCGCCGGGCCGTGCAGGCGGCAATAACCGTGATGAAGGAGAGGCGTGGATATGAGACCTCCGCTGAAGCTCTTGTCGGAATATGCAACGAATGGCTCGGCACAAACGGAGCCTGAGACGGCGTTCTCGCATTATCCGTGGCGAGGTGGACACCTAGCCGAACTTGATCGCGCCTACCCGACAGACTTGTGGGCGTGGCACGGCGAGCAGATCGGTTTCAATCATGCAGGCACGCATTACGGCTACGTCGATAAGGGTCCGGCCAAGCTCACCGTTCCGGCCTTCGGATGGGACTACTGGCTGCACGAAGGAATGTATTTCTCCGTGCCGTTCCCGTTCCGGGTCGAGAAGGGTCGCGGCATTGTCGTGCTGCGCCAAGGCTACTTCGGATATTTCCACATCGGCGGCCCGGTCGAGCACAAGGGCAGGCTTAGGTACATCGACGGCTGCACTGACAGCCTGTTGATTGGCCCGCCCAAGAAGGGCAACCCGTGCTTGAACCTACTCTACTTCCCGCAGGGCGTTGACCAGACGAGGCATACCCATCCATCCGATCGCGTGGGAATTGTCTTGTCCGGGCGCGGCAAGTGCATCTATGACGATGACAATAAGAGCGTGGACTTGGTGCCGGGCATGATCTTTTGCATTCACACTGACGGCCTGCACAAGTTTCAAACACCATATGAACAGGAAATGCGCGTGCTCGCCTATCACCCGGAGACTGACTTCGGGCCGGACGATGACGCGCATCCGATGCTGAACCGCACCATTATCGACGGCATGAGCGCCGCATCGCCCGAGCGGGAGCAGTATCGAACCGGAGACGACGTGCCGACGTGAGCAAGAAAATCCGCAAGAAGGTAGAACAAGACCTCGACGTACTCGCGGCGGCCCGGCTGAGGTTTGCCGAACTCTACGAGCGCTTTGACCGGGTCGTGGTTTCCTTCAGCGGCGGCAAGGACTCAACCGTCTGTCTCAATCTCGCGCTGGAAGCCGCCCACGCCGCCAAGCGTCTCCCCGTGGACGTGATGTTCTTCGATGAAGAGGCCATCCCTCCCGAGACAATCGAATACATGGAGCGCGTGCGGGCGCGCGAGGACGTGCGGCTGAAATGGGTGTGCGCGCCGATCAAGCACCGCAACGCGTGCAGCCGCGAAGAGCCTTACTGGATTTGTTGGGACCCGGCGAAGAAAGACCTGTGGTGCCGACCGCTGCCGCCGAATGTCATTCAAGATTATCCCGGCTTCTATTTCGGAGCCGCCATGCCGAACGTGGCGCATCGCGTCTATCCGGCGCAAGGCGGCACGCTGGCGATGATCAGGGGCATTCGAGCCGGCGAAAGCATTCACCGCTATCGCAGCGTCGCGCATCGCGTCGATGAGAACTGGATCAACAATTCAGTCGAGGGCTACGCCTACCAGTGCAGCCCGATCTACGACTGGTCGACCACCGATGTGTGGACCGCGCCGCAAGTCTTGGGATGGGATTACAACCGCGCCTATGACCTCATGTCGATGGCCGGGATCAAGCCGCACAATCAGCGGTGCTGCCCGCCCTACGGCGAAGAGCCGATGCGCTCGCTGTGGATTTACGCGGTCTGCTGGCCTGATCTATGGCACAAGATGGTCAAGCGTGTTCCCGGTGCCAACGCTGGCGGCAGGTATTGCGGCGGCGAACTCTACGGCCAAGACCTTAAGCTGCCGACGGGACTGACGTGGCGCGACTGGACCTTCAGTCAACTCGATCTCTATCCCGCGCTCTACAGGCGCATCATCGCCGGGAACGTAAGCGCGCTGCTCGATGATCACCGCAAGAAGACCAGCCGCCCGCTCACCGAGGAAATGCCAGACCCGATAACCGGGCTGTGCTGGAAAGCCCTTGCGACGCTGGTGAACCGTGGCGACCTGAAGTGTCGGAGGAAGGCTGCAATCAACACCACGGGCTCGGCCCACAAGGACGGGACCTATCAAGAGGTGTTGGAGGAGGGACAGGATGAGTGCAGATATTAACAAGCAGCCCGTGAGCTCAGTCATCTGGCGCAAGCGAACCGAGCTTGCTGCCAACGATTACAACCCGAACAGAATTGCGCCGACCGAGTTGGACCTCCTGATCCTGTCCATTCTTGAGGATGGCTGGACGCAGCCCATCGTCATTCTGGCCGATGGGACCATAGTCGACGGCTACCACAGATGGGTCGTGAGCGGATATCCGGCATTGATGCAGCTATTCGATGGCATGGTTCCGACCGTGACGATTGCCGCCGACACCGTTCACCGCAAGATGAGCACGATCCGCCACAACCGGGCGCGCGGCATTCATGCCGTGCTGCCGATGGCGAACATCATCCGGGCCATGGTCGCCGAGGGTGTGACCGAGCCTGAGATCATGCGCCGTCTAGGAATGGACAAGGAAGAAGTGATGCGCTTGGCAGATCGCGCCGGGATGCCGCAGAAGATCGGCAACGGCTTCGGAAAGAGTTGGGTGCCGGGATGAAAAGCGGACGCAAGCCCAAGCCGCCTAATCTCAAGCTGATCACGAACAGCCGCCACAAGGTCGACAACCCGCCGCTGCCGGAGCCGAGCAGGCCAGACCCGCCCGAGTTCTTGGACGCCTATTCCAAGGAGGAGTGGGCGCGCTGCGTCGATGACCTGTGCGCCTATGCTGGACTGTCGAAGATCGACGTTGCAGTGTTCGCCGCCTACTGCCAATCATATTCGCAGTGGCGGCACGCGACTGAGTTGCACGCTGAATTCTCAGCCGCCAATCCCTTGACGCGCGGCTTGGTGATCTACACCAAGAAGAGCGTCAAGAATGACAGCGCGGGAGGGAACCTCATTCAGAACCCCGTTGTCGGGCAGATGAACAAGGCCAAGCGTGATATGGTTCGCTACGCCGCCGAGCTAGGGATGACGCCGAGTGCTAGAAGTAGGATCGACGCCGACTCCGCGCAGCGTTCGCAAACGCCGGACCCGGCAGCAAGGTACTTCGCCTGATCCGGTCACACGCTATGCCAAGGATGTAGTCGCCGGGAAGATTATCGCCGGGCCGCATGTCCGCAACGCCTGCAAGCGCCACCTCGCAGACCTCAAGAACAAGCGCGGGCTGGAGTGGGATGTTGAAGCCTGCAACTATTGGATCGGCTTCTTCCACCACGTACTCGTGCTGAATGCCGGGGAGTTTGAAAGTAAGCCATTCATCCTGAATGATTGGGAGGAGTTCGTCATCGGCTCCATCTTCGGATGGAAGCGGAAGGACGGCAGCAGGCGCTTCAGAACCGCCTACATCGAGACGGGCAAGGGCTCTGGCAAGTCACCGCTCGCCGCCGGGATCGGCTTGGGGCTGCTACTCATCGATCATGAGCCGCGCGCGGAAATCTACGCCGCAGCCGTCAAGCAAGATCAGGCCAAGGTTCTGTTCCGTGACGCCACGGCGATGGTCTTCCAATCGCAGAAGCTGAGTTCGCGGCTGTATATGTCGGGCGGGGTCGACCCCTCCAACATCGCCCACTTGGAGAGCGGGTCATTCTTTCGGCCAATCTCATCCGAGCGCCAAGGCCGAGGCCATTCCGGCCCCAAGCCGCACGGCGTCTTGCTCGATGAGATCCATGAACACCCGACCAACGCGATGGTCGAGTTCTTGGGCGCTGGCGTGAAGTCACGCCGTCAGCCGCTGGTGTTTATGATCACCAACTCCGGATCGGACCGGAACACGGTCTGTTGGGAATACCACAGTTACGCGATAGGGATTTGTGAGGGGACCAAGAAGAACGACGGCTTCTTCGCCTATGTCTGCGCGCTCGATGAGAAGGATGACCCCTTCACCGACGAGAAGTGCTGGATCAAGGTCAACCCGAGCCTGCCCAAGATTCCGGGCTACGATTACATTCGCGCCGAGGTGCAGAAGGCGCGCGGTATGCCGTCGAAGGAGACGCTGGTTCGGCGGCTCAATTTCTGCCAGTGGACCGACGCGACCGACGCGTGGATCAGCACCGAGC